GACTGGCACTGTCACTGCGACAAGCACAGAAGCCGGAGCGTTTGCTAACGGGCTTGTGCCGGGGCAGATAAACATTCTTGTCGACCCGGTGGGGTATGTTCAGAGCGTGATAAATACGACAACGACAAACGGCGGATCAGATGCAGAGTCGGACGAAAACTATCGGGGACGTATACGCATTGCGAATGAGAGTTTCTCGACGGCGGGACCGGAAGGAGCGTATCAATATCGTGCAAAGTCTGCTCATCAGTCGATTGCAGACGTGTCTGTAGACATGAGTTCGCCCGGTGTTGTATCGCTTTATCCGCTGCTCCACGGCGGCGAACTGCCCACCTCTGAGATACTCTCGCTTGTTCAGGCGGCATGCACACCGAAGACGGTGCGTCCGCTGACAGATAACGTTGTAGTCGCTGTTCCGGAGCGTGTCAGCTATGCAGTCAACATTACATACTTCATTGCAGAATCAAACGAAAACTTACAGCAGATGATCGCATCAGCAGTGTCCACTGCTGTCAGCGAGTTTGTGACGTGGCAGGGTGCAGTGCTCGGGCGGAATATAAACGATTCCGAACTGATTCGCAGGGTTATCGCTGCGGGAGCTTCGAGAGTTGCCGTTGCTTCACCGTCTTTTACTGTTGTTGCGTCAAATCAGCAGGCCTATGCATCATCAATCAACATTGCATACGGGGGCACTGAGCATGACTAATCTGAGTGAGCTCAACTTACTATCTCTTCTGCCCGCTCCGCTTCGTGATGATCCGGTCATCGCTATCATTGCAGACATAATTTCCGAGGATCTGCGAAAAATCTATGAAAGAGCGAAGCTGATCAACATCATAGCGACGCTTTCAGAACAGACTGACGACGTGCTTGCTCAACTTGCGTATGACAGGCATATAGAGGGCTACAGCCATGTTTTGCCGAGGTCTGTGCGAGAGTCGCTCGTGCGTAAAGCTATTCAGCTCCACAGATACAAAGGAACTCCGGCGGCTATGCAGTCAGCTCTGGACTCCCTTGGCTACGGCATGACGATCAAAGAATGGTTCGAATACGACGGAGAGCCTTATCACTTTAAAATCGAACTGGATCTGTTCGGACAAGAGATAACAGAGGCTGAGTATGCTCTGATAGACACGTTCATTCGTCAATATAAAAACGTCAGGTCTAAACTTGACGGAATCACAATCAACTATGCGCTTGACGGGGCGTTCTATGAAGCCGTCACAATGCAAACATCAGAAATCATTACATTGAGACCGTGAGGTAAGAAATGGCAACATATAGTCCTATTTTGACAAACACAGGAGCGGCGAAGATAGCGGCCGCCAGAGTATCCGGCACAGAGATAACATATACTCATCTTGCCGTGGGAGATGCAAACGGGGTGTCTTATGCACCGGCGTCGTCGCAAACGGCACTTGTGCACGAAGTCTGGAGGGGCGAAGTTGAAAGCGTTTACGTTCATGCAAATTTCCCGAATCAGGTCGTTTGTGAGGCTCGTATCCCCATCGCAGACGGCGGTTTTGACATCAGAGAAGCGGGAGTGTTTCTCGCAGATGGCACAATGCTTGCAGTGTCGAGATATCCCACGACAACAAAGCCTTTGCCGGGTTCGGGAAGTGAAAAGGATTTGTTGATCAGGTTTATTTTCGAAGTTGCTAACGCTGCTGAGGTGACGCACATCATCGACCCGTCGCTTATCTACGCTACAAAAGAGTACGTGGACGCACGTCTGCACCATGTTCGACTTGCGACTACTGCAAACATCACGCTGTCCGGCACTCAGACGATAGATGGCGTTACCGCCGTTGTCGGTGACCGTGTCCTGGTACAAGCGCAGACAGACGGCAAAACGAACGGCATATATGTCGTAAAATCTGGGGCGTGGACAAGAGCCCTTGACTTTAACACGCCGGAAAATATTATCCCCATGGCTTTGATCTGCGTGTCTGAAGGCACGACATACAAAGATAACATCTTTAAGCTCACAAACGACAGCATCCTCTTGGGGACAACATCGCTCGTGTTCTCCCCGCTGACATATCCTTTCGAGACGAGTGCGGCTAACATAAAAATGGACGGCACGCAGAGCACGGGCACACGGGACACAGCAGCACGAGGCGATCACGTTCATCCGAGCGACAACACGAAGGTGTCGACTTGGTATGTCGGGGCTAACTCTGGTTCCGCCCGCTGGATGAAAGTCTGTACAATACCTACGGGCTTCGGCCAAGGGAGCAGGATATCAATAGCGTTGACGGGCGGCGGCAGCGGATACGGCTCCGGAGTGACGGGGCATGCTATGCTTGACCTCACTTTAAATAATACAAGTGTATGGGATGCAGCTGTCTATATAACATCGGTGCTTGCTGGCATCGAATCTATTCGCAAAGTCGTAACAGTGCCTACGACAGGCTCTGGTTGTGAGGTCTGGGTGTTGGTCTGGACATATTCAAATATCACAGCAATCGTAATGGGTAATAACGCTGATTCGATTGTTCGCAACAGCAATGAATACTCAGCAACCGACCCCGTAGGAACTGTTGGTAAAGCCTTCGCTATGATCAAGTCTGATGAAAACGGTAACGTCGGAGTCAACACAAACGCAAAGTCTCTCTCAAGCGGCTACAATGTGATTGAATTACGCAACACAGCTGTTATGTCCGGCACTTCCGGTAACGACAGTTATTTTCTCACAAACGCATACTACGACGGAGCTTGGAAGTATAAAACGGCGGGCAAGCCTGCGGCACGATACGAGAATGTGCTGGGCAATCACGCATTTTATACAGCTCCCGCAGCAGGTGCGGCTGATGCTGTCATTACTTGGACAAAGGTTCTCGAAATTGACTCGGCAGGTTTGATAAAGGCCGGAACAAGCACGGTATGGCACTCAGCCAACGATGGCTCCGGCTCCGGTCTTGATGCAGACTTATTTGACGGCATCGATTCTGCAAGATTTGTGTACGGGGCAAATGCCCGTGCAACTACTTTTGCGGTTGACGCTAATGCTATTGTGAAGTCCGGACTGTATCATCTTGATTCTGTGGCATCAAATATTCCTGTCGTCCTAGGCGGGACACTTGTGCATACTCAGCACTACAATGTAGATAACTATGCTTCGCAGATATATCACGTTTACTCGACAACAGACATATATAAGCGCACATGCAATAACGGGACTTGGTCCCAGTGGGAGAAAATTGCAGTAACAGCCTCCCCGGCATTTACAGGCACGCCCACTGCCCCCACGGCGGCCACGGACACTAATACGAATCAAATAGCCACAACTGCGTTTGTTAAAGCTGTTGTTGCGGCTCTTGTAAACAGTTCTCCGGCCGCATTAGATACCCTTAATGAGCTTGCCGTAGCACTCGGCAATGACCCGAATTTTGCAACGACAATGACAAATGCTCTGGCAAACAAACAGCCGCTTGATGCGACGCTGACAGCTCTGGCGGCACTTGCGACCTCGGCTGATAAGCTGATATATGCGACCGGATCAGACACTTTTTCAACGACAACTCTCACGTCATTTATCCGGACTCTGCTCGATGATACAACTGCGGCGTCGGCAAGATCTACGCTGGGTGCGGCTCCTGTCGATTCCCCGGCATTTACAGGCATGCCCACTGCCCCCACACCGCCCACGGGTACGAATACTACTCAAATAGCGACAACTGCGTTTGCATGCGGGACTTTCGCTAAGTCGACTAACGGATACCACGTTTTGCCGAGCGGAAAAATTGAGCAATGGGGCAGGGCTATAGGACTATCAATAGCGCCGAACGGAACATATACGATAACATTCCCGACGGCGTTCTTAACTGAGATCGGTTTCGTGGGCGTACAACTTTTGGGAGCATCGCCCGACGATGGTGTTTTGTCTGTTCAGGTGAGCGATGCGTCATCACTGAGTCAGTTTACAATAACAAACAAAGACGGCAACAGTTCTATCACTCAAATAAGATGGTTTGCTGTTGGCTGGTAACAGAGGAGGACAGTATGATAATATTTGCAAAGTTTAACGAAAACGGGCTTCCGGTTGCTTTCTACCCCGAGGATGTCTACAAAGAACAACCCGCCGGGACCATAGAGATAACAGAAGAACAGTGGCATGAGTTTCTCGATAATCAAGGCTGCCGGAGATGGAACGGTGACACTGTTATAGAGTATACATATGTCCCGTCAGATGAAGAACTTGCGGCGGCTGTCAGGTCTAAACGGGATGCTCTTATATCAGCAACAGACTATCTGCTTATGCCCGATTATCCGATCTCTGAAGAAGCTCTGGCGGCTGTTAAAAACTATCGGCAGGCATTGCGTGATATCACGGCCCAGGAGACGTTCCCGGCGGCAGTGATCTGGCCGGAAAAACCCGAAATATAAATTCGGACAGAGGATTCGGAGTTCGCACCTCCGGCTCATCATGTTTACGCATGATACAGAACGAGTCTGTCACTGTCCGAGCCATGCACGGCGGGAACAGCATACCAGACTCACAGTATTTGTCAAATACTGGAGGTGCGACCGATGAGCGCATTAATCGGCTGGCTAGGCGGCAAAAGCCGTCTGGCCGGAACTATCATATCAAAAATCCCCCCTCATTCATGCTATGTCGAAGTCTTCTGCGGCGGGGCTCATGTCTATTTCACAAAAGAGCCTTCAAGGGTCGAGATCATCAACGATATAAACGGTGATCTGGTCAATTTATACAGAGTCGCTAAAGAACATCTTGAGGAGTTCATACGTCAGTTCAAGTTCATGCTTGTCAGCAGAGAGCAGTATCAGAAATACCAGGACACCCCGCCGGAAGTGATGACCGACATTCAACGAGCCGTCCGCTTTTACTATCTGATGAAGATGTCGTTCGGCGCAAAAGTTACCGGACAAACATACGGCTATTCTGTCACGTCCCCGCCCCGTCTTAATCTTTTGCGTGTCGAAGAGGACTTATCGGCGGCACACATCAGACTCGCACGCACAAACATCGAAAACCTGCCATATTCTGTCTGTATGGCGAAATATGACGGTGGGGATACGTTCATGTATCTTGACCCGCCATATTTTGATTGTGAGGGCGACTATGGCTCGGGTATATTCAGTAAAGAGGATTTTGTCAGGCTCCGTGACATAATGACGAGGTTAAAGTCAAAGTTCATGATGAGCATTAACGATGTGCCCCAGATTCGTGAGATTTTCAGCATGTTCCGGATTGAAGAGGTGACGACGGTGTACAGCGTCGGGGAAACTCAGAAAGCCGTGCCGGAACTGCTGATCACGAACTATGACCCTGTCGAACGGGCGGCTTCGTGGACGGACTATCTCGACGAATAAAAAGCACACGGTGACTAATAAGTGACTAAAATGCAGAAGCCCCGCTATTATGCGGGGCTTCTAAGTTATTGATGCCGAGGGGGGGACTCGAACCCCCACAGGATTAACTCCCACAGGTACCTGAAACCTGCGTG